TGTATTACTTAGTATGTATATTATAACTACTATTAATAGTATATATATTAATCCCTACATACATGGAGGTAATTAACAAATGAGCATGTGGAGTAATATGACAAAAAATTCTTTTTTATATGAAGAAATGGAAGATGAAATAGAAAAGTACACAGAATGGTGTTGTGCAGAGCTAAATGAAGAATTTGATTCTATCTTATTTGAACAAGTATTTGAATGGTACTTTAAAGAACCTAGCGCAGATTATTTTGAATACCGTAATGAAGAATTTTGGGACAGCAAAGAATTAGAACTGGTAAAAAATATTGTAGATGATATCTCATTAGGTATCTATGATTATAATAAAATTGCAACCAGGTAGCGTACATGGAAATAATTAAGCGTAGATACATGGGTAAGATGTGTGAGTTTCCTGTGTACAGGCAGGATGAGTCACCATATCCTTGCGTATACTGGAAAGAAGCTAAAGAACACGACTGGGCTTACACAGATGATGGCTATGTAGCTAAGTGTATCAAGCGTACAGAGTACGAAGTAAGAGATGGTAGGAAAAAGATAGAGGTAAAGTTAACCTGCGGTGTGCAATGGGTGTCTAAGAACTCTAAATTACTCTACGAACCCAATAGAGCGGCAGGTATTTACTCTATGGTAAAGCCACAAAGGTGGCAGAAGAGGGAATTAAACAAGAATCGTACGAAAAACGTAGTAGATGCGTACGTAGGACAGCTGCTAACTGGGCAAAAACCTAACTGGAACGAGCTTGGTAAGGTATATCGCCCAGATCAGAAGGCTCCAGAGGCAACTGTCAAAAGATTATTTAAAGAAAAGGTAGTAAAAGACATGGTATCAGAGAAATTAAAGGAAATAATGTCTCAAAAAGGTATTGATAAAGGATTTGTCCTAGATACAATACTAAAAGCAATAGATATTGCAGAAGAAAAGCAAGATGTGTCTAATATGCTGCGTGCAGCTGAGAATTTTGTAGAAATGTTAGAAATGAAACCTAATAAGAAGGTTACTACAGACACATTGCAGATAGATATGACCAATCAGATAATGGATCAAATAGAAACAGAGGAAAAGAAAATGGTAGCATCACGTAAAACAGAGGAGTTAACAAATGAATCAGAATGAAATACCAAATACAGAAATAGCTTATAGAAGAGGTTATCGTCAGGGTTACGATCAAGGCTCAGATGATGCTAAATATAAACCATGGAAGAAATTGTGTAAGTATTTTGATACAAAATTAATGCCATGGAGTTATTTTAAAGATGATAAGAAATCATGGGAACCGCCAAGACTATGAGTGATGACGTAAACCACCCAGACCATTACACTAAAGGTATTGAAGTTACAGACTTTATTGCTTCTTGGCAGATGGACTGGTTTAGAGGTAATATAATTAAATACATAGTACGATGCCCACATAAGGGCAATACAATAAAAGACCTAGAGAAAGCTAAGTGGTACATTAATGATCTTATAGATAGACTTAAGAATGATGACGAATTACCACCAAGTGCATGTTATTAATGTTTGAGCCTTGTAAACATAAAGAAAACACACAATGTGCATTAGCTGCAACATATAAGGATAATTTGCATTGTGGATTTATTAATGCTGCTTTTGAAGGTACTAAGGTTCAAAATCTACCTAAGTGTCCTAAAGATATGTCAGCGTATGAAAAAAAGAAACATGTAGTTCAGTTTTGAGTGTATCCTCTATAAAAGACAAACTAGCTAATGATATTATATTATTTGGGAAAATATGTTTTCCTAATATGTTTTCGTCTGCATCTCCTAATTTCCATCATGAAATAGCAGAATTATTACTAGATCGGTCTAATAACAAGTTAAATATCATAGCACCACGTGGTCATGCTAAATCATCATTAGTAGCTTGTGTATTCCCTATATGGCATATACTAACAGAAAAAGGTACTAAGTTTATTGTTCTTTCTTCGAAAACAGAGGGACACGCTGTTCGATTACTACAAACGATTAAGAATGCCTTAGAGTATAGTGCAGAGCTACGCAGTGTTTATGGATACTGGGGACAGCACTCTGCACGTACATGGGCAAGAACAGAGATTGTTTTAAAAGATGATACAATGATTATGTGTAGAGGAACAGGGCAGCAGGTTGTTGGATTAAAACATGGCAATCAAAGACCTACCTTAGTTATCTTAGATGATCCAGAAGATATGATTAATACAAAAACATCAGAAGCTATGGAGTACAATCTTAAGTGGTTACTACAATCTATGATACCTGCATTAGATGCTAAACGTGGAAGGCTTGCAGTTATTGGAACACCGCAGCACCAACGTTGTATGGTAGAAACATTGACACAAACAGATGGGTGGACATCACGCAGATACAAAGCATTACAAGATAATGGCACTGCGTTATGGAAAGAAATGTGGTCAAAAGAAAAATTAGAAGCTGAAAAGCGTTCATTAGAGTCTATTGGCAGGGTATCTTCGTTTTATCGTGAATACCAATGTGAGATAATAGGTGACGAAGAACAAATGTTTAAAGAAGAATATCTACAAACATATGATGGGAACATTACATGGGTAGATAATGAATCGTTTATAGAATTTGCGTCAGGTAAGACAGTACCTGTGAATATCTTCATGGGTGTAGATCCAGCTAGTTCAATCAAAAAACATGCAGACTACTCAACTATAGTGTCAGTAGCTGTGGACGAGAAGAATAATAAATATGTACTGCCTTACTTTCGCAAACGATGTAAGCCTATGGATCTTGCAGATAAGATAATAGATTACTTTAAATTGTACAAACCAGTTAAAACACGTATAGAGTCTGTAGGTTATCAGGAAATGTTACGTGATTACCTGCGTACAAGAGCAGATGAAGAAGGTTTATTTATACCAGGATTGGAAATAAAAGAATCTCCACGTTCAAGTAAGTCATCCAGACTAGAGACTATGCATCCATTCTTTGCACAAAAGAAGATGCATATACAGAAGGACATGACAGAGCTAAAAGATGAGCTATTAATGTTTCCCAGGGGAAAACACGACGACCTTTTAGATGGGTTATATTATGCAACTAAACATAATTATCCCCCAAATCATGAGATGCATAAATCAAATAATCATCACATACAAGGAAAATTTACAAAAAAATCAGATGATTGGTTAATTACTTGAAACTTTTGTAGTATAGTTATGTCTAACTTCATGGATCAATACTATGGCAGAGAAACATCCAGAAGTTAAAATATCGGAAGATCTCTTAAGAGATTATTCATCAGTTCGTGATTCATGGGCAAGTCAAGCCGCTGAAGATAACGAGTTTCGTAATGGCGCACAGTGGACTAAATCCCAAATAGATAGTCTGCGTCAAAGAGCGCAAGAACCCCTAGTTGTAAATGTTATATATCCTGCTGTTGAGCAAGCAAAAGCTATGCTTACAGCAAACTCTCCACGTTTCCAGTCTACTGGTAGAGAAGGCAGCGATGTTGAAACTGGACAAATATTTTCTGATTTAATGAGCTGGGTATGGGAAAACTCTAAGGGAAACACCGAACTTAAATTAGCTATTGATGATTATTATGTCAAAGGTATGGGGTGCTTTATGGTACACCATGACCCGTTAGCTGATTTTGGTAAAGGTGATATCTTTGTCAAGGCGATTGATCCACTTGATGTATACATAGATCCCTCATCCCAAGATGCATTCTCCAGAGATGCGTCTTCAATTATTGTATCTAAACTCTATTCTGAGAAACATTTACTATCAATGTATCCAGATTTAGAAGAAATAATCAAAACTGCTACTGAAGTAACTGTTGCTCCTCAGACAGATTCTATCAGAACAGGGCTTGAAAGCCAGATTATTAGCAAACAAGATATAGATGCCCAGCGAATTAATTCTGGCGATGATAGGGAATTAGAATTAATTGATAGATATGAAAAAATAACAGTACCACACTTTAGAGTATTCGATCCTTATTTAAACGATGAAAAGATATTAGAACCACAAGACTATCAAGATTATGCAGCTAAACCTGCTTATAAAGTATTCAATCAAGAGAATGAACGTATTATTACAGATGACAATGAAGTTGCAAAATACGAAAGCATAGAAAAAGAATTTGGTAATGTATTCCATTTAGCAATTAATCCTATGACACAAGAACAAGTTATGATGCAGGGAGAAGAAACTGAAGCTGGGTTAGAAGGAAGCACAACTATACTTACTCGTGTAACTTTTCAAGATTTAATTGATACAGGTAATATTCTATATAATGAAATAGAATTAAAAAGAATTAAACAAACAGTTAGCGTAGGCGGACAGCTATTGTTTATTAACGTACTTCCGCTTGAGGATTATCCTATTGTAACTATGATGAATGGTCATAATAGAAATCCGTATCCCACTAGCGATGTAAGACTTGTGAAGGGACTCCAGTCTTATATTAATAAAATACGCTCCTTAATCGTAGCTCATGCTTCCTCCTCTACTAATGTCAAGCTCCTTATTCCTCGTGGTTCTATGAATAAAAAACAGTTGGAGGAAGAATGGGCGCGAGCTGGTACAGCTGTTATTGAATTTGATCCAGAACTAGGAACACCTATTGTAGCTGGTCCTATACCATTGCCTAATGAGCTATATAAAAATGAGGCAGATGCAAAAGCAGACATAGAGCGTATACTTGGTATTTATGCAATGATGCAAGGCGATCCTAATGCAACACCACAAACATACAAGGGTACTCTTGCAATTGATGAATATGGACAAAGAAGAATTAAGTCAAAACGTGATGACATAGAAGAATGTGTCAATCAAGTTGCAAAAATTGTTGTACAGTTTATACAATACACTTACACAACAATGAAAGTCATGAGACTACTACAACCAAATCATAAACCAAAAGAAGTAACAATAAACGAACCTGTGTACGACCAAATTAGTGGTGAGTTCTTAGGTAAGTTAAACGATGTAACAGTTGGAAAATATGATGTAATAGTAGTTTCTGGCTCTACACTTCCATCTAATAGATATGCTCGTTTTGAGTATTATATGGAATTGTACAAGTCTGGAATTATAGATCAGATTGAAGTACTTAAACAAACAGAGATAGCTAATGTAGAAGATGTTATGAATAGATCTTCTAAGATGAGCAAACTAATGAGTCAAGTACAATCACAAGATGCTACAATCAAAGACTTGCAAGGAGACTTGCAGACTGCTAGACGTGAACTCGTTCATGCACGTCAGCGAGTTGAAATAGAAAAGTTCAAAACAGACCTAGAGCAATCAGCTAATAGAGCCGATATGGCATCTAAGCTATATAGTGCTAGGTCAGATGATGAGCTTAAGAAAATAAAAAATGTCGTTGCTGAGCAAGAAGCTACAAACGATGAAATAATACCATTGGAGGAATAATGGAAACACAGAGTAATGCTGAAGTTCAAGAAGTGAGTCAAGGTCAAGGAGTAGATGTATTTGATGCACCTGCACCAGAACCTGTAGCAGATACCTTACCTCTCGAACCTTCAATTACCCAAGCACCTATGGGGGAAACTCCACAAGAAGTTCAAACTGAG